TTTAGAAACTTTGTAGGTGGACGCTTCTTAAGACCATCAACCACATCTGAGAAACCGTTTTCCTGTACTTCTCCCTGACTCTCTAATCGTAGAGCTGCGGGCTGTTGGCTAACCCCGTTAATGAGGTTAGGTATGTTCTTAGAAACTAGAGCCATTACGTATCACCTTTGTTCCAATAGAACGATCAAGGACACTGGCTGTGCCGTAATCGTCAAATATGTTATAGTCACCGTTGTCACCTTCCATCTCTCTCAGGGCAAACAAGGCTTCTTGTTCGTCATTCCTGTTCATTGCGGATAGGGTATCACTCCCTACAACTCTCTCTTGAAAGATGCGGGCTGATTTAACAGTGATGTATCGTCTCGCCACTTCGGGCAAGTCCGTGAAATCTAATAAGACAACCACATCAAAGGATAGGTCTTTGCCTATATTAAAGGTGTGTTGTCGTTTGTCGTATATTCTGCTTCCACGTTGTATGTACTCATTCTCAGTGCTTCTGTACTTTGAAGGAGAATCAGCTCTAAGGATATTCTGTGGAAGATTGATATTGCCATCTGAGTCAGCAATAATAGGATAATTAAGTTCGGTGTTGAAGTTCCAGCCTTGAGCTTGAATACTTCTTGAAACTTCATTGAGTATAGTCTCAGCAGTTTCAGCATCTACAAGACCAGAACTCAAAGAGTTAACTGGAGCTTCACCGATAGTAGAAAGCATTGAGTTTACTGCTTCTATTTTAGTTGTAGGAGTTGTCATATTTACCTCAATGAAAAAATAAAGAGAAACACCCCCGAAGGGGTGCTCTCATAAAATGTTACTATACTAGTGAGATAGCAGCCTTACCACGTAGAACATTATGTCCCATCGCGTATTTAGCAACCATCAAAGTACCTTGACGTTCGATCTGATATTCAGACTCAACACCAAGATCAAGTAGCTTAACAGTAGCGGCAGCATCTTTAGTAAAGATCATACCTTTAACTGCACGAGCCGCTGTGTAAGCAGGATTACCTGAACCGCCATTAGCAGCAGTGATTGGAGTTGGAGTTGTAGCGGCTGTACCAGCAGGAAGGTGGTTAGACATATAAATCTTAACACCGCCTACAGTTGGAACATTACCGTCAGCAACACTACCGTTACCACCGAAGTCTCGGTTTACAGCGTTTGAAGTAGTACCCATTAGTGCGTAGTACGTAGCTGGGTTAAGTACACAATACTTTTCACCAGATACATCAGCAGCATCGAACTGCTCTAGAGAGTCAATGATTGCGTTAACAATAGCTTGACCTTCTGTTAGAGTAGCTGTTGCAGTAGCAATAGTTTTACGACCAGCGTTAGCTGCCCAGTAACCAGCCTGATCTGCACCAGTAGATAGCTCAGAAGCTTTCTGAATAGTGGTGAAGATGTTTTTATCAGCAGCGTTAGCTAGAGCGTTACCCATTTCTGATGAGTAGATAGAACGCACATCGTAGTGGTTCATTGCTTCATCAATCTTAGGTACGAACACTGAGCTTACCAATAGGTCATCTACAGTTACAGTGATCTCACTGTGGTTTACACTGTCACCATAAATGGTTTGACCAGCTTTTTGGTATGCAGCAGTCGCTGTGCCCACACTTGGGAACTGTGCGCTCTTACCATTTGAGATGGTGCGAGTTCTGTGAAGTGGCATAGCAATGTTCTTCTCTTCAAAAGAGGTTAGAACTTCACCAGCAAATTGCTTAAGAAATAAATCTCGGTTAGTTGCGGCTGCACCGTTGACAGCACCTAGACGCGAAACGCCTGTTAAATCAGTTTTTCCTGACCATGACATAATAATATACCTTTTGTTAAATGTTTAAATGAATGTTAATGTTTAGTCACTTAGCACTTAATCTTTCCGCTTAGATTGTCCCCGCAGGGGTCAAAGGTAATTAATCTTGTGTTCCGTTACTTTTAAAAAAGCCCTCCGAAGAGGGCATAAAGAGACTATTGTACGTTGCTACGACTTAACTTAGTCGTAACAGACTGACGGTATGCTGGATCACTCTTGTATCGAGGGTCTCTCATAGCTTGAGTCACTTCAGACCAAGAGCTATAATTACCGCCTGATGAGGGTGCAGATTGTCCAGCGATTAAAGCTGGGTCAGACCCTTCAGCAGCTTGATACTTTGAGCGTAATCCTTCTACAGCCAGTTTGACCATACCAAGGTCTCCTGAGTCTACAGCTCGATCATAGGCTGCGATTTCAGTTTCACTGAGGTTTTCGCTTGCCCATGTAGTCATCTCACCATAAGACTCTTCTCCTCCAACTATGTTGTGGACGGAGCTTTGATAATCGTTGGCAAGAGCCTCTTGACCCTGTATCCAACTATCTACCAAATTCTTAGGGAAACCAGCATCAGCTAACTTAGAGTAAGCATCCTCTGATAATCCCCCTTGATTATACTCTTCCTGTAGTGAGTTGAAATCAACACCAGCATTCTCTACTGCTTGTTGTACATCACTACCAGAAGGTTGTTCTGTTGTTTCTTCAGTTGCAGCGTCAGGCTCTTCTACATTACCTGTACTTATACCCTCTCCCATTTTTTTCTCTAAATTTGAGTAGGCTTCTGCCATCTGTTCAACATTTTTAAATTTCTCTGGCAACCAATCGGGACGCTCTTCCTTATTAGGATTATTATTAGCTTCTAATTGTTCACCTTTGGCAACCATAGCATCTACGTGCTCTTGTGATTCACCTTGTTCTTCGTGTGTATTCATGTTGTCTGTCATAATAGTCTCTTTTGGTTTTATTTGGTTTTGGCTTTACGCGTTCCTTCAGAAGGTTTAGAATACTTCTTCATGTAGTCTGCGCCTCTAGTTCTCCTAGGTTGCAAGTCTGGGTCTTTCTCACTAAAGTTTCTAAGGTTAGCTTCAGCCTCGTCCCACATAGAGGAAGTTACTTGCTTCCAAAAGTTATACTCCATAGTAGCGGGCAGACCGTGATTGAAAACTACATCAACAATAGGTGTTGCCTTGTTTTTAGGAACGTGTTTGAAGCTCATACCTGTAGCTTTCATCCAAGCTTTATCAATACGCTCCATCGTAGACTTCTTAGCCCACTGGTCTATAGTGTTCGCCTCTCCCTCAGTTAAACTTAACTCAGCTGCTTTCTGTATAGCTGCATCTTTTTTTAAACCTAGGAAAGGTTCGAGCTTGGTTACTAACTCTTCAGGTAAGCCTTTTAGAGATTCCTTAGTGCGACTACCCAGATCAAAACCAGACGCTACTGTAACACCTGAGTGTCCTTTAGCTGTTCCGTCTTTATTCATAGGCACGTAACCAGTTGTCTCAAAGCCTTCGTTAGCTTTAATGAAGTCCCAATCAACATTATCAAAAGCAATTTGTGGATTAGCCAGTGCATACGCAATGGTGGCTGTTTGTAAAGCTGTTGCCATTACTATTCCTCCATTGCTGCCTGTTGAGCCATATCAGTAGCACCCTTAATAGCAGGGGATATACCCTTCTCTGCCATTTGCATCATCTGTTGCTGCTGCATCATCTGCTGCTGCTGTTGTTGCTCTTCCATCTTTTGCTCTTCAGACTTAACTAGTCCTTGAGTATCAATACCAAGAGAAGCACCAAGACGATCTAGGTAGTCACTGATGTTTAACTCACTAGCAATGACTTCATTACCTAGTGGCTGTAACATTTGTAAGAACTGACTTAGTTTGTTTAAGTCCTGCCCACGACCAAGAGCTTCAAGACCTGTAACGATCTGCGGCTTGAGCGTGTCTTTAGGGAACTTAGGCATCTTACCTTCCTTCTGCATCTTCGCAAGTAGGAGGTTAACTAAGGGAACTTGGAACTCTTGTGATAGTACAGAGTAGATACCACCAAGAGCAGTCTCTAGTTCTTGTGCCATGTAGCGTACTTCTTCTGCTGTTACGCTCTCAGCTTGTCGTTGAACAGAGCTGTTAAGTAAGAAGGAGTAAGCCAAGCGTTCTGATATAGTGTTCATTGTTTCTTGAGCTACGCGGAAGTCATTAAACTTCTGTGCCTGTAGCGTGGTA